TCCTCTATATGTTAATCCATTAGCAACGTCATTGTTTACAAGTTTCATTAACTCAACAACACTACTACCTGTTGAATTATGTGTCCAACGGAATGCGTTATAGTCATTATTTAAAGTTTGAAACTCTAAACGTGCATCTGTGTCACCAACACCTGCATTATGATATTTGATAGTTGCATTATCTGTATTTGGTGCAAATACTAATCCTTCACCGTTATCACTAAAAGTAACATTACCGGTCATTGTTCCGCCGGAACGTTGTAAGAATGCTGTACTATCTAATCCGTCTAATAACTCTGAGTCAACTGCTTTAGCATTTACTTTTAAGAAGTCACCGTGCTGGTAGCCATCAAGTTTATCTGCATCTAGGCCGCTTCCAGGTCCTTGATTTCCTGCATGCCAAACTGTGTTACCTAAGTAAGTTAATCCTAGTTGTACTGCACCTGGATTAATTTTTAATGTTGTTGCGGTTCCTGCTTTAAAAACTGTTTCGTCAGTTGATCTAGTTTTAATTTCTAACTTGGCGTCAGCATCAAAACCTTTAATTGTTTGGTCACCACCGACCCAATTAACGCCTGTTGCTTCGTTATTAAATGTAAATTCGCCTGTTAACGCTGTGCTTACATCACTGCGTAAAAACTGTGTACTATCTAAATCATCTAATTTTTCTGCATTAGATGCTGTACCCCAGTATCTATGAGCAGAACTTGTTACGCCCGATGCACTTGCACTGTTTATTAGTGTTGTTCCTGAACGTATATCTGAATATCCTGTTATAGGATTAATAGCATTATCAAGAGTAAACGTATCTGTACTAATAATAAAAATTACATCGTTGTTACTGTATGCTTGAATAATAGAATGTGTATTTCCTACAGTATCAACAACTTCAGCACTAACCATTTTTGTAATGCCTGTGCCAGCTTTTTCAGGACCAATTAATTCATGAGATGTACCGTTGTAAGCATATAACTGTCCTTTGTCAGTATCCCACCAAAAATCGCCTAAAACTTGACCTGACGGCTCAGTTGTGTTAGTAGTTGTTACTCCTAACTTTCTCCATGTAGTTCCGTCAAATACTCTAATTTTTTTAGATGTAGTATCGTACCAAAGTTGTCCGCTTAGTGCTTTAGTTGGTGCGTTTCCGCCACTAAAATTTTCAAGCAAATAAAGGAAGTTTTCGTTTTGTATTTCACCATAGCCGGCATAGTTTTTTCCCACCAACTGTATGTCAGTAGTTCTATCAACTGTGCCCTCTTCTACAGTTGTTAAAATCGATCTATCGTATCTGTTTATAGTATATGCCATGTGCTAACCTTGTGTCCTATATGGTATTTATCGCAATTTTGACATTACACTGTACTTACCCAAGCCCAAGCCCCGCCTTGTACTTCAAATGTCATAACTGTTCGTGTCGGTGTAAAGTTTGCAGTACCACTTACTGGATCAAAGTTCACGTCTTGAACTACTGATTCTGCACTTGAATCTTCTGCAATTACACTTAAATAACTCTTGTTCATTGCTCCTTGTACGTCAATTCCTGTAACAGATACGTTACTATATGACACTGTTGCAATTTTTGCTAGTGTTCCGTTTTGTTTTGCTGCTGCTGGCGAAATACTTTCTAGTACTGCCTTAACATCATCATACGGGTTACCAGCCGACGGTAATACAAATCCAGTAGCATCCATTGTTAATACAACAGGCTCTGAACTTAGTTGTATATCAACGTATTCTTTTGTTGCTGCATCTTGCGGATTAACTGGATCAGTAACGTCTGTAATTCTACTATTACTAACTGTAATATTACCTGCAGGGTTAATAATTAAACCTGTTCCTACAGTTGAAATAGTGTTGCCATCAATGCTTACATTGTCTACGTTTAACTGTACAAGTGTACCAATACTGCTTAGTCCATTTGCTGTAGCAACTGTTGGACCTAATTCTGTTCTGCTTAAAACTAGCTGATCATTAATTCTAAATTCTTTACCAAGTGGTAAATTAACATTTTCGCTAATGTCTAGTGACGATTGTGTATTATCCCAAATAATTGATTTATCGCTATCGGTTGACTTTAAAATAAGTCCTGCGCCATCAAGCCCTGCATCGTCGCTTGCTGTTACACCGCCCGATATGTTTAATTCAATGTTTTTATCTTCAACTTGAATATTTGCAACATTAACATATGTAGCATTACCGTTAACAGTTAAATCACCATCAATAACAGCACTTCCTGTAGCGTGTAATGTTCCAGTAATGTCAAGCGTATACTGAGGATTTGTTTGATATATACCTAATCTACTGTACTGAGCATTAACAAATAAAGGTGTAGTAAACTGGTTACCAGTTCTTGTTCTAAGTTGTATATTAGTATTACTTTGTTGTGTTTCTAATGTTGTAGTACTACCTACAATTTTTAAAACACCGTACTCAGTATCGCCAATACCTACACTTAAACCTGCGCTGTTCTTAATTCTTATGCTACCTGTAGTAACACCATTAGCGCCAGTTGGTAAAAAGTCTGCACTAGTAAATGAGTTGCCGTCGGCGTCTACAAGAGATCTTGCATCTGCTGCTGTTCCTTGATACCAAAAAGCATCATCTACAAAATTAAAACCTTTTTTGATTAATTGTCTTGCTGGAAATACAACATCATTTGGATCATCTGGATAACCTGGAATTTTATTGTCGCCGCTTAAACGAAATTCTTCTTTAGTAATAATACCAAATAATGTTCCGCCCATCCATATCTTAAGAATAACACGCTCACGTGCTGAAATATCAATTACTGATGCAACTTCAAAACCTGTTTGTCCTTGCCCTGCATCGTAGTCTGGACCAACTAATACTAAATCTGTACCATCAAAGAAGTACATTTTGTTATTTTCGTTATCAATCCAAATATCACCAGCAACCATACTTGGTTGTGAATTACTTACAATAGGTCCGCCGGCGGTTCTAAATGAATTGCCGTCATATAATTTTAATCTTTGATCGCTAGTATCATACCAAAGTTGTCCAACTAGAGGATTACCTGGGGCAGCGGTATTAGCAAAGTTCTCAACCATCTTAATAAAGTTTTCGTTGACACTTTCGCCAAAGCCCTTGTAGTTTCTTCCAACTAACGTAATATCGGTTGTAGTAGTATCTATCTGGCCGTCTGCTAATTCGACTAGTAGTTCGCCGTCAGTTTTGTTTAACTTGTAACTCATTAGGTTATCGTCCTCCCAGTATAGATAATGTAATTAAGTGTTAGTGTTGGGTTCATTGCATTAATAGGTTGTCCTACATCGTCTTCACTAATAATAGCACCACTATTTGGAAGTGCTTGTCCGTTACCTAACCCTGTTGGAGCATCATATACAATCGCTTCGTTATCTCTAGGTGTACCACTAACGTCACGTATTGCAAAGTACTGGTCACCGGAGTCACCACTTAAATTGTGCTTGTGCTCTGGTAAATTTTCTACATTAATAGTTTTTGTTTCCGAACCGCCAATTTGTCCAATACCGTCTGCGTAGTCTGCTGTTACAGTATTTGCACTTAGGCCACCAATGTTATCTGCACCTAGTGGCAATCTGCCTCTCATATCAGGTACTTTAAAGAATCCACTTGTTACTGTAGTTCTTGCACCAAATGCGTAACCAATTGCTTGGAATAAAACTGTGTATTCTGAAATTCTGTATTCTGAACCATCACATAACAACCAACCAGTTGGTGCAGAAGTACCTGCATATGGAAGTAACACACCTGGTGGGTTTACCGGAACAGCACTTAACAACGTTCTTCTTGAAGTTCTGTATAGTCCTTGGTTACCTGTAGTTCTGTTAATTAAAATTTCATCATCAATTTGTGTAACGTTTGTAAGTTCTTTTGAAGAAATAATTGCGTTACTAATTTCTGTATTAAATATTTTTAGTGTGCCGCCAGTTTGTCCGTCAAATACAACGTCATCTGCTGTTACGTCACCACTAATTCTAAATGTACTACCTGATGTTAGTTTGTTAGCACTACCAGCAACGCCCGAAACTGTACCGTTTACGTTACCAGTCAAGTTACCGACAAACGTAGTAGCATAAATGTTTTGCCATTTAGATGCTGCTGCACCTAAATCTCTTGTGTTGTTACCATCTGGAATAGTGTTTGCTAGTGTAGTAACGTCATTTACTTGTAACTCTCCGCCAATATTAACACTTTTTGCAACGCCAACGCCGCCTTTAGTTATTAAACTACCTGTGCTAATTGTAGAGCTTTCTGTAGTACCATTAATAAACAATGAAGAATTAGTTTGTATATTACCTACAACATCTAATGCTTCGTCTGGTGCTTGCGTGTTTACACCAATACGTTGTGAAGCATCAACTCTTAATACTGTTCTAGTTCTACCTTGGCTTCTAGTTCTTAAGTCAATGTTTGAACCTTCAATGTTTTGTTGAATAATACCTGCCTGACCTTCAACTGCAACGTTTAGTGCAGCGTCAGTACCAATAGTAACACCTGTATTGTTTTGTACGTTTAAAGGAAATAGTGTTGTACTAGTGACATCACTTCTTAAGAAGTTACCTGCTGGAACTGTTGCATTGTTTACTACAAGATTTTCTGCTTTTTCAGCAGTACCGTAATATTTTGCAACGCCGTTGCCAGTAATATTTCTTGTACTTAGATTGAAGCCAGGTTTTAAGCCGGCTTCAAAACCAGGAATAGTAGTTTTAGGACTAAATGCACTTGTGCTAATTAGTGCAACTGGTTGAGCATTTACTTCAACTTGTACTACAGTGTATTCTGCATTGTCTGTACCAGTAACATTTAATGGTGTAACACCTGTTGAAAGACCATCGCTAAACGTAGGTCCAACTAATACCCAACCTGAACCTGAGTTTAAGTAAAGTTGTTGGTTGTCTGTGTCAACCCAAAGGTCGCCTCGTTGAGAACTTGTTACATTTGGTTCTGATGCTCCCTTATTAAGTCCACCTGCTGGCACCCATTGAGTACCGTCATATACTTTAAGTTGCTCTCCACTTGGTGTAGTATCGTACCAAAGCTGACCTTCAGTAGGTCTTGCTGGCTCTGTAGCACTTGCAAAGTTTTCTAATAAGTGTAAAAGGTTAGTTGCTACAATTTTACCGTATGAAGTAGTATTTCTTCCTGGAAACTGTAGTGTAGTTTCCGTATTAATTGTATTATCTTCAACAGTAATTGTACCGTTGTTTGCTTGGTCTGTGTAAGGAATAGTATATGCCATTTATTACACCTCGTTAAAGCCTGAAAGTGATTGCACTCGCACAGTATAATCAATTTGTATCAGTCTGTTTAAACTCTTTTGTACAGGATGGAAGATAACATGTGTAAGTAAACGTCCTGTACCAGTAGCTGAATAAGCTCTTAATCCTAACTCGTCGAAGATATACGAACTATTTTCATCTGTGGCAGTATCAAATGCATCTTGTCCGTTTGGTTCTCCGTAATCTAGTAAACAAGTAACTAATATGTCTGTATAATTAGTACCACTTACGTGTCTTGTTTCAATTTTGTTACGTACTGGATCTACGTTATTAACACTTCTATCGTCAATCACTTTGCTGTAAGTTTGATTGTACAAACTTGCATTAGTACCTGTACTGTTTGGCGTCAAATATGTAATGATACCAGTAGGATCAACTGACGTACCGCCGTTGCCTAGGCTCATTTCATATATCCATCCAGTGCCGCCATTACCGATACTTTCAGCTAATGAAATACTCATATTTTCGTAGTGTATTGCATTGCGCTTATTAACTAACACTTCCCCAGTTTCAGGGTTATGTATTTTAATATGCCCTTGCAACAATACACCGCTTTGATCTTTTAAGTTATCTGCCATTTTTTTGTTTCCTATACACTATTTATCGTGGTAACTCAGTTGTCTTCGCTTGTAAGAACTTAGCAATGTCATTTTCTGATTTAGATAACGCAATGCCCGGTTCTGACCATAAAGTACCAATCCTTTTAACGATTGTTACCTGTGTTCCAGCCGGTGGAGGCGATGTTAAACGTACATACGCACCCACGTTTTTGTTTACTGCAAACTCTGCTTCTACTGTAATGTCGCCTTCTGGACTATCTTGCGCATCGTAATTGTAAACACTTATTGGTGATTTACGCAATCTACGTCCTGCAACAAATACTTCAATGTCTTGTGCTTCCCAATACTCTAATGGAATACTTGTAAAGTCTAATACTGTGCCCGTTCCTGCTGGAATGCTTGTAGCAATAAACTCTGTTCCAATAGCATTGTTTGGTGAACCATAATTTGTAAATGTTGTTGTGCCCTGAGAAGCAATAACATAGCCTCTACCCGGAACAATTTCACTTACTGGTATCTCTGCTTGCTCTTTATACCATCCTGTTGCAGTTCTTGGGTTTGGTATTGGAGCATACGGTAATAAAATTTGTACATAAATCACTGCGCCTGGTACAACAACACTAGTTTGCGCTCTATCAATTGGTACTGATGTTGCAGGATTTACAACTACTAGGTCATAAGCACCTACAGGCAACAACGGAGTAATAAACAATACTTCTGTATCACTTACGTATGTACTGCTGTTATAAACAACATTCATTATGCCGTTACCTGGTGTTAATACTTCTGCTGTTCCGCCTTGTGTTGTACTTACTGCAATAGCAACTTCGTTTGCTGCTGCACTACTATCGAGTGTTGATGCTTTTACTACATCAACTACATAGTAATCTGTATCAGGTAGTAATCCACCAAATGGAGTTCCTGTAAATCTTATAACTTTGCCATCAATTAGAGTTTTGTTCCAACTATTTGGTTGGAAGTAAAACGGTGGTTTTACTCTAATATAAGAACTTGTTAAAATATCATTTGCTGGTAAAGTTACTGTTGGTTCGGTATCTCCTACAAGAACGTTAACATTAGTTTCAAATTCTGTACCAATAATAGTTGTCAACTGTCCGCCTAATGGGAAAGCAGTGTTATTGTTAAAGTCGTATGTAAACTTATCTACTGTAACGCCTGCGCTATCCTCATATATAGTTGATGCTATACTGTAACCACTACTTGTAACCGTGACAGTTTCTTCTTCGTCTTTGTACGGAACAGTTGTATCAACATTACCAGAAACAAAAGTTGTTCCTGCTTCGTATGAGGTTTTAATACTAGTTCCTAATGTTCCTCTGCGGAGTTGTTTTAATTCATTGCCGTCTTTAACAAAGTATTCAATACGTTCTCCGTTGATGAATATAACACCTGGATATTTTGCATCAAATGCTGGGCTAGGCAAATTAGTTGCATCTACAACTTTAATAATTTTATCGTAATACAATAATTCTTCAGCAAGTTCATAACTTTCTTCTAGACGCTTGTAATGTGTTCTGTTTAGAATGTCTTTAAATTGTCTCCAACCAAACTGATCTACAACAACACCGTTTGCAAAATGTATAAGTTCAATTACATCATCTTCAGCAGGTTGTTGAAGTAATTTCACAGTTAGTTTGTTGGTTGTTAACGAGTAATCAACACTAGGCATTAACAGTTGTCCATTTTGTATTACCCAAACAAACTCTGCAGATAACGCAGGTGATCTTAAATCAAACAGTCCACGCTGCCATCTTCTAAATGCATAGTAATCTTCGGTGCCTACTTCTAATTCTGTTTTTTCAGTAACTTGTATTTTTTGACGTTCAATGCCCTGACTATCATGATTACTAAACTGATACACTGTAATAATATCGTTATCATTGTAAGCAGAAGTTAGATATATTGTTCCAGGTGTTCTTTGGAAATCATTATTATTATCATAGTAACCTAAATTGTATTCTGCATCACTAATGATGTAAACTTCAAGTTTATCACCCGCTTCGCCAATACCTAATTCAAGTGTAACTGTACTACCTGCTTGACCCGATGGCGGCAATGTGCTATCATATGCACTTGCACCTTCAAATGTCCATTCTTGCAAGTAAGTTAATCTTCTTCCATTCAGATAAACTTCAACATCATATGCGTTAACACTTGCAATAGGTACCTGAGTTAAGTCTAACTGATATTGTCTAGTAGATGTTACATCAAATGTTTCATTGTAACCAGCATGTAATACTTTGTCATTAACTTTAACAAGCATATTTGTTCTTAATGGTTCTTGCTCAAAAGGTGCTTGACTTAGTGCAAAGTTTGTAGTACTACCATCTGCTACAATAGAATCAATAGTAACTTGACTATATCCTACATTTGTTAGTCCTTCTTCTGCAATAAGAACTTTAATGTTTGCATCTGTAAACGGAGGTGACGGTAATTTAACAATAAAGTTACCTGGATATGCATACGTTTCGTCTGCTTCTAGTAAAGATACATTTACTACCTTACCGTTCACTGTAACAAATGCTTCTGCACTATCTTGGTATCTTGCATTTGAAAGGAATTCAACTGTAGTGCCGTCGCCAGTATATGTGTCAATATCTAATATATTTGAAGCACTCATCCCTACTGAAATAATGTTTATTCTTTGTCCTAAGGTTGGTGCGGTATCAAATGTAACTGTTTCACTGTTATAGTCAATTACATAATCATCACTTGTTAAAATAGTTGATCCCACTTTAACAAATAAGTTTTCTTTCTTAATTGGAGAAGCACCAATACTATAAGTTCTTGTTGCACCATTGCCAATATAGTTTCTTGATTCTATTTGTGAAGATCCTACAGTAGGTCTTTCGTAAACTGTAATATCAAGAGTGTCAAGGACTTGTCCTGGTACAACTTCTTCTGGACCTTTTGATGTAGTATGTGTTACAAATCCGTCACCGTCTACAGTAATATCTTCTGATCTTAAACCTGTAGCAGTTTGATATTGTAAATTGCCGCCTTCTAGTGCAGTATCATATACATCAGGATCAGGAAGGAATGCACCGTCTGAAGTAATTTTTCTAATAATAAATGTGTCGCCATCATTACCAGTAATATCATAGTCATTAATGTTAATAGTTGTTTGTACGCCATCGCCTACAATAGGTAACATTAATGCATTGTCGTTTGTTTGATCCGGTGTTCCGTAATTAGGATCGTCAATTCGTACTCCGTTTTTATAAACGTTATAAGTGATTCCATCTTCTAATGGCTTAGGTTCTCCTAAACTATCTATTAAGTTAAATTCATTAGTTGATCCGTCAAGTGTTACAACATAATCTTCATATGTTGTATCAAATACGTCCCAGGCATCGTCCATCCAGTTTCCAGTGTCCCAACCATTTTGTCCACCAAACTCAAATCCTCTAACTTGTACGCCGCCATAGTCAACACCATCCATTAACTGACCTAGTGTTTTACCAAACTGCTCTGTTGTAGGTGCATACGCAAGATTAATTCTATCCTGTGCATTTAATAATGCAATATCTTTTGAATATTCTACAACAATGTTAGTTCCGCTTATTGGAGAATCAGTAAATGTAATTCTACCATAATATCTATCATATCCCTTTGTTTGATCAAGAACATTTTCGTATGTGTAGTTTCCGCCAAGTACTTCATCACCGTCAACATAAACTGTAACTTTGTCAGTTCTTAAGTTCATTGGCCATAACAAATTAAACACGTTTTTATTACCGGTGCCTGCAAATTCTTCAGTCGTTGCAAGATCAATAAATTCGTATGTTCCAGATACTCTGTCAAACTTAATTGCAGTTGTTAATGTTCTAACAACAGTATTGTTAATAACTGCATTTGCCTTTACTTCAGATCCTCCAGCAGTGATACTGCCGTTAAAACTAATTCTCGGTGCCGACAAATATCCTGACCCTGGATTAGTTACTGTTATACTAGTAACTTTACCGCCTGTACCAATAGATGCTACTGCTTTAGCACCTGATCCACCGCCACCGCTAATAATTACTTGAGGTGCATTAGTGTATCCTGAACCGGCGTCTGCGATGTTAATATGAGAAACTTCAAACCCTGCATTGTCTGCCCAGTTTTTATAAGGATAAACATCAATATTTGCATCAGTATTAACTAACTGACTATCAATTACTTTAATACGTTGCGGAGTTATTTCGTCTGAGTTTTCAATATATCTAGGAGGTAAATCAAAGTCCGAAATCATTGACTGAGAATTATCAGTATTTTCATAACTACTTAAATATTCTCTAATTTTAGACTTGTAAGGTTTAACTTCTTTAATATATTCCTCATATGACGGTAAGTTATCATTTTGGAAATTAAGTTTCTGTGATAATTCGCCAACATTGTGTTTTGCTTTTATAAACGATGTTTTAAATGCCCAGTCTACATAACTTTGTTCTGCAAACACATAACGTAAACTTGCAAAGAACAACTTATTATATTCAACTGCTAAGTCATCTGTAAATAACTTATCTCTAATTGTTTCTAATACAATTCGTGATTCAGTGCTAGGAATACCGTCAAACTGTTTAATATCAAAACTTGTAGTATCGTAACCTACAAGATTTTTTGTAGGATCGTACAATGCTTCTGCAATTTGTATTGTACCATTTTGTCTACCAATAGTTTTGTAATTTACAGTATAATCAACACCAGTTTGTGTATCAATTTTTTCTAGTAATAGCCAACCGCCAGAACCAACGTTATTGATTTTTACAACGTCACCGTATGCATTATCAAGTCCTTCAAGTTCGTATGAATAATCAATTACTTGATCAATTTGTGTAAATTGACTGTAACCTTCTTCCCACCAATCTTGATAATACCAATAATTGTTTACATTATAACTTTGGCTTCCAACTCTTACCCAAGTGCTGTTTACAACATCTCTTTCATATAGCGACCATCTGTCAGCAATAGTTTCGTCTGCTATTACAAGAACAGTATATTTTCTTACTGTTAGTCTTGTATTACTATCATAATACTTGCCGCCTTTAGTAACAGTTACATTAGTAATTCTACCTTGTGCATCTATTTCTGTTTTAACTTCTGCATCTTTACCTGCACCAAAAATTTCAACTGTAGGAGGTCTTAAATAACCTCTACCAGTATCAGTAATATCAACTCGAGTAATTACACCGTCAGTAATAACTGGAGTTAAAACTGCTTGTCTTGCTTTTGCAACACCAACAAATTGTAAATCACTATACCTATCAACAGTTCTATCGTATACATTTGATGTTAGTAATGGCTGTGCCTCTTTCTTTGTTAGATTTGATATATCCTTTTCGTCAACAATTAGTTCAGTTGCTAAAACATTATTAATTCTATCTACAACTTGTTTAAATGCTTCAATTCTATTAACAAACCAACCTTGACGTGGCTTGTTTAAAATACCGTATTTTTCCTTTGCACTAAGTTCTGGTGCAGGCACACTTCTATTTTGTGTGTCAAAACCAATTAAACTATCAAACCATTTTCTTTCAATGTCTGTACTTGGTCTGCTCGAAGCAAGTCCTTCACTAAGAATTTGATATTGATTATGAATATTCTGTGTTTGATTATCAATTGTCCAATACTGCACACTAAATGCAATGTCGTTTCCTTTAACTAAACTATCACAGTTATATAATGCAAACTGTGTAGGACTAATAAATGATACAAATCGATATCCTTGTGCTGCTGGATCTGCAATAAGATCTCTAATGTTTACTGCACTTAAACTTCTTCCTTCAATGCTAGGAACAGTTGATTTGTTTGCAACCCAGAAATAATAGTAAACACTAAATGTTCTTGTTGCTTCGTCATAAACACGTTTAGTAGAATATGCATCGTCACCGTATAATGATGTTCCAGTAATGCCTTGGGCAAGTCCTTTATCTGTACCAGACTTTTCATCCCATTCACTTGGCAAATATTTTGACTCTACCCACTCGTAAATATCAATTGAATTAGTAGTTGAGAATAATTTATTCCAGTTATTTGCACTGTAAATTACAGAATCTTGATAAGGATTAATAAATTTAGCATTTGTTAAATCCCACCATAGTTTACCAACTTGCTCTGACGCCCAGGCATTTGTTACATCTAAATTTTGTCCGCTAGATGCAAATGAATATGTTGCTGGATCGTAATATGTTTTAAACGAAAGTTCTTGTTCTGCTGGTCCAGGGACTTTTCCTTGTAATACATCAACATAATCTAAGTACTGTAATAGTTCATTAGTTTTTGTGTCATACATAATAACACGTTTAATTTTATCAACATCAACAGTTTCTTTACCAACACGTAGTTCATTCCAAATACTGCCTTCAGTTCTACGGAAGTCTACAACAGTACCTTGTCTAGCACCGCTATATTGTAATGACGGTAGGCCTGCATAAATGTGTCCATTATTTAATGTAATATTTCTACCAAAGAATCTTACACCACTATCGTCAAAATCAATAGTTTGTCCATAAACTAGTGTATCACCAAGTCTTTCAAAAATTCTTACATTACCAGAATCTTCGTTAACAGTTCTAAATTTAGTAAACTCACTATCAAATGTAGTTCCGTCGCCAAACTGATCAAATGTTGTTTCAACAAACGCATCACCTTGACGACAACCCACTACTAACGTATTACCATCAAAGTCAATGTCAATACCAAACATTTCTGCACGTTGAGTGTCGGGACTACGTAATTCTTGTGATAGCGTAAATGATCCGCTAACTTGTTTGTAAATATAAACTTTACCTGTGTCTGTACCTAAGGCATCATTGTACGGTTCTGATACAGCAATAAGAGTACCGTCTGGACTAATACTTACTTTATCTCCAAAACCATTTATATTATCAGGTGCTTGTATTTCTTGCGACTTATAATAAAGTCCGTTTAAGTTTCTATATACAACTACTAAATTTGGTTGTGTATCGTTAACTACACTTGCAACAATCACTTCGCCGTTAGCACTTATATCAAAGCTCTTAGCAAATTCAAGCATATCAGTTTGATCAAGTAAAGTGTTTCCTGATAACGCTAAACCTGTATCATTAGGAATATAGCCTGTATAATCTCTTGGGTCTTCAATCTCTGTCCAGTTATTAGAGTTAAATACTCCAGCACTCATATTAGTAATTGCTTGATACAATCTGTTGTTAAAAAATACAACATCATCTTCGCTATAACTTCTTGTATTATCATAAGCACCTTTGTATTTCTTGTCAGTACTTAATTCCCAACCATACTGATAGTCACCTTCAGTACCGTTGTTTACAATATAAAGTCTACCGTTATTTGTTAATGTGCCATTGCCTTCTTCTTTAATGAATAGTTTGTATAAATCATTAATTTTTGCAAAAGATAATTCTGCACCTAGTTTTGCATTGTCTTGTCTATCTGCAGAACTAAATGCTCCTAATTTTGCAAACTGTCCTACTCCTGTTCTTTGATAAACAGTATAATAACCTTCATTTGTAAGACCGCTTTCAGTTGTTCCAGCAGTAACTGGTAAATTAAACATTGTTTGCCAATCATTATTGGCTTCAGATGGAATATTTGCAGGACGAGCAATACCATCAACTAATTCTTCTTGGTATACAAAGTATTCGCCTTCTAAAATTGTTTGTTCATCTGTAACAGGAATATCAGCAGATCTTGTTAATACAATCATTTTACCAATGCCAGCTGCTGGTAATTCAAATGCTCGTGACTGTATTTGACCAAAAATACGACTTCCGGAACCTGGATCGTATAACGTATCTCCACTGCCGTCTGCTAAAAATTCAATTTCCCTGTTCTCGCCAAACAACGCACCAGCAGCCCATGTGCCTGATACATTCTTAACGTAAATTCTACCACTACTAATACCAGTTCGTTGATAGTGTGTAACTAATGCAGTACCTCTGTTAGTTACATCTCTAACTTCAATACCTGCTTTAGGTTCAATTGGTACATCATTAAGCGTTTTAGTAATGTCAAAATCAATGTAGCCGTCCCATACATCATAGATAGTATGTTTTTTGTTAATGTCATTTAGGTTTAGACCAATATCTTCAGGATTGTCAAATGGCAATTGATCAAGTGGTCTGTAAAAATCAATATCGTAAATTAAATCAGTTGGATCTTCTGTAGAAGTATCAAATTGCAAGAATGATGTTGCACTTTGATGTCTTGCTGTTACTTCCCAATAAATGTTATCATATTCAGCAGTAACATATCTTACAATGTCACCTGCTCTATAAACAGTGTTTGGTTCCCATTCAGATAATTCCCACTGTGGCATTGGATTGTAAAATACATTAACAGTTGAATTATTAGTATTACCAGCAGCAACTACATTTAATACATCGCTTAATCCTTTTGGAACTCTTAGTACAAACTGATTTGATAGTTGTTCTCCAATGACGCCACCTGGTCCAGGTTGGCCGTCATATGATAATTTTGTAAGTTCACTAAACAATTTGTTATTACTGTAAACTGCGTTTGTTGCGATTGCCTCAGACGGTTTAGTATCAAAAATTGAATACCAATCTCTATTAGGATCTGCTGTTCCATTAGGAACAATGTCAACATATGCTAAACCGCGGCCTTCGTCAGAGTTAATTGTTCCTACATTGTAAGTGGTTCCTAAATCTAATTTCCAGTAACCACCCCAGAATGCTTCTGAATTGTTAACAGTTTCTGCAGGAGCAACAGTTGTGTATTCACCAACAAACTCACCAATGCTAGTTGTTAAAGATCCGCTTAATCCAAATGTACCGTTTTGTCCTGAGACATAAATTGTTGCAGAGCCTTCAACTTCGTCCTCATATACATACTCAACATTACCAAATCCGCCAACTACTTCAACAACTTGTCCTACAAGGGGCACTGTAGTTGAACTTGGAACATAAAGTATGCTGTCAATTTTTGCAGCAATAGTAAAATTGCCAGTTAGATAATTGTTATTAATTAAACCAATATCTCCCGCAAATGGTTGTACTTCTGTATATTTTGCAACATCTTGGTTTGCATTTGTTATTAGATTCCATTTTAGTCTTAATGTATCACCTACACCCGAACCTTCGTACATGTCTGCAGGTGCTTTAACTACAATATGATCAACGTTGTTAATATTTGTAAATGGATAATTACCAGTTAGTAATACAGGAATCTTCTCATCAAAAGATTCTGTTAATCCTAAAGAAGTTAAAATCTCAGGAACACTATCGTTGCTACCAAATTGAATGTTTGCTTCTGCCCCTTCAATTGCAACTAAGGCTTTCCAAAGATTGTTTTGATATTTTACAATACTACCTTGTGCATAATCTTGTGTAGATACATAGTCACCTAAGAAAGTAGTTCTAACATTTGATGCATTAGGAGATCCTACTGCAAGATATCTTCCGTCAGCACTTAATGCAAGCGAAGATCCAAAACCTTCAAAGTCGTCTGCTTGATTATCATCAGGTTCTATAACATTTGATAATTTAAACTTGCCTGCGCCACCGGCTCTAGTATAAACATATACTTTGCCATCTTCGTCATCTGGTGCACCTACTACTAAAACGTTATTAGCACTATTAGATGCAACAGCAATACCATAACTTGCGGCTTGCTCGCCAATTTCATTTGAAACAACATCGTGTTCTGCAAAAGAAGAAACTTGTTCAATTACTGCCCATCTATCATTTACAGACTTGTCAACCCATAATTTAGTAATTCCTTCTGGAATAGATTGTACTAATGTGTTTGCACTTTCAAGATCTGAAACTCTTACATTAACAAGTTTAGTAATTCTACCACTAATTGATGTATCAGTTGCTTCTGTAGTACGATCAATAGTAACAGTGTTACCTAAAATTTCTGTAACTTTATAAAATCCTTCTGCAAAGTTAGTTTCAGTAACACCAATAATGTCGCCTACAGAAATATCAATATCTGTAGTATTAAGATTTAACTTGCCGCCTTCTTCTACATCTTCAACAATGTAATCAGTTCTTATATGACTGTAAACATTCCAAGTTAATCCGTCATTACCTACCCAAATAGTATCGTTAAAATTACATGTAGAATAATCAATATTTAAAATACTGTCATAAGTTGATACAACAAAATCTACATCATCTCTATTTACAAATCCACTATTCTTTGTATACGTATCTTCTACATACTTTGATGGCCACGGAGCATGATTGTATCCTGCTGGTTTTAAATAAGTCTCAAAAGGTTTAATTCTATAAACTAAATCTGTTTCTTGACCGGTAGTATTATTAACAAGTTCAATTGTTTGTGGCGACAAACGCATGTTTGCTTCGTCAATTAAATATTCAACTTCTTCAAATCCTTCAGAAGCACCATATTGTCCTGCTTTAACTGCCCATTCTTCAAAAAATTCTAAACTATCTTTATCGCTACTACTTAATACATCAAACAATTTGCTTAATGCATTTTTAGTACCTTTGTCTTGAATCATACCTTGGTAGAACTTATACTGACTTACATCGTCATTAATAATGTTAGCAAGATAGTCGCGGTTTTGATAACCAATTAAATGCTGTGCAAATTTTTGTTGTTCTAAATCAAAATTGTCTGTGTCTAAATCGTAAAAGTCAGCAAACTGATTAGTCTTATATTCAAAGTTAGGTATTAACCCCATTGAAGGCTTCTCGTCTAGTCTAACCCAATCTGAATCATTAAATACTTCTACACCTGGAACTTTGTTTCTTGCACTATAATAAAACTCTTTATATTTTACAAGATCGCCAATTGCATAATCTTTCCAAGATTCCCATTCAGTTATTTTTGCATTATCAAAAATAAATCCTGGAATATTTAAACTTCCGTCCCAATCACCTGTTCTATAACCTAATACTTTAATTCTTTCTTGTCTATAACCAGGCTCTTGGTCAAATATAATATCGTTAAACACTGTCTTATTATCAATTAATACAGCATGTTCTTTTTGTACTAATGCCAAACGTACAGCAAAGATTCCGTCTTCAGTATTCTTAGGTCTTAAAATAAATTCTGCTGGATTCTCTCTAGTTAAACTTGCAAACTCTGATTCTAATTTTTTACCGTCTGCTTTAAACAAACTGTAGCCATAGAATGTATCAAATACATCATCTACAACAGCATATTCGCTAATAAATTTTAATTGTGATGCTGCTGGACTTAGTGTAATAACTGCGCCGGCGCCCCAGTTTTGTGTGGTCCAGAACATAAATTCTTTTGCACTGGTCTTCCAATCGCTAACGTATTGTTCATTTGTATCATAATAGTCAAAAACAAATCCTTGATCAACAAGATAATCGCTATAACCTAAAATAAAATCAACTACTTCTTGAATAGTTTCATACACTGTTCCGTAAGGAACTTTTACAGGTGTCTTATCAAATGAAGTTCTAAAAAATGCATCTCTACCACCAGTTAATGGTACGCTAGGAATCTTTGCAAATTTTGTTGAATCAAAGTCTGTTCCGCTAGTATGTGCTTCTGTAACTCTGTAATAACTGTTTTGATATTCAACAATACTATCTTGGGTATATGCCTTTCTTGAATCCCATAATAAAAAGTTTGCTGATATTCCGCCAACGTTTATATAAGGGTCGTTTGTAATTTCATATGGTTTATGATAGTAAAAATATGGACGTTGTCCGTTATAACCTCTAACAACAAAACCGTATTCTTGTTTCTCTACAATAACACCACTATAATCAATAGTTGTTACAGGTGTACTTGTGTTTAAGAATATCTGATAGTTCTCTTCAGGAACAAAAACATTGCCTTGGTTAGTTGGAGTTCTACTGTCAAGAATTAATTTAAATTTATCTTTATTAGTAAATCCTGCAATCTTAAATGCCATTTGGTTATTAATAGATTTTACAGAATCAACATATAAATTATAACTAGTTGATACACTAGATGCCATATAATCATAAATGTAATTTACTAGACCGCTAGTATATGTTCTAGATTTATCTGTAACATTATTTGGAAATACTAAGTTATCTAATCTTAATTGCGTTTGATCATTATACACTAACTGCCCAGCAATATTTCTAGACTGTCTTGATCTATCCCAGGCTGTACCTAATACATAATTAGGCTGATTAATAAACAGCGAAGTAAGTAATGCAAATGGATATTCTGAACTACGTCTCCAAGCATTCTCGACAGGACCATGATCACCGTAGACAAAATTAAAATCAAGTTCAGTAGTATCGTAATTTCTAATATAACCACTAATTACAGGACTTACAAGATTACCGCTTTCGTCCACTGGTAAATGACTTGTTAAAAATGGTCTTAAAAACTGCTCGTTAACTGTTACAGGTTGATCAGGAATTCTAATAATACCACTTTCAATATCTTCCCACATTAACAAGTTGTTGCTAGTGTACGGTGCTTCGCCGTACTGCTCATCCCACCAAGTTGGTTTAATTGTAAAACCTAACATTTCCCATGGATGTGTATGAGGACGGTCAGTGTCGTATGCCCATTTGTAAACTGCTCTCCAATATCCAGTTACATTGTTTCCGCTAGGATCTGACATTCCTTGATGGTTGAATGTAAATGTATTTGTTCTTTCATATGCAGGATTAGCAGTGTAATCTTCATCTACTAATTGTAGCCACTGAGCAAAATCACTAAGCATTGTTTCGTCAATTTGCTCTTTAGTTAAAACTGTATTTCTTCCTTCGCTAGGAATAAAATCAAACAAGTTAAACAAATCTGTATCGTAGCGAACTTTAATGTTGTTAAATATTCTCTTCTCTAATTCTAAAATTAAATCATCACGGAAATCTCCAAAAGCAATCATTATGCTTCCGTCGTGTCCTTGTATAACTGTTTGTGGTTCAAGGTACGTGTCATCTACATACATTGTAGGTTCGTACTTTGGATACAATCCTAATTTAGTAGGAGTAGGAGGTACAAAACTTCCGTTTGTTGTTTCGTATTCATAAATTGTAATTGTATCGCCACGCTGTTTTGTAGTGGTAATAATTACAAAACCTTGATCATTAAAAGTATAATCCTTGCCGTGTATTAGTTGTACTTCATTTTGATAAACTTGTACTGCTG